CAGGAACAGATGGCACAGCGGGGTCCCCATCCTTGACAGGCTACCAGACGGTTGGCATGTATGCGCCGGAGCCACAACACAGCCAAGGGGAACATGCTGGATTGCAACAGGGAGCATCTTTTCTCACACATACAGGCATGCCCTGATGTGGCTCTGAGCCTTTCACAGCCAATCTAAGGGCGGTTTGTCTCAAACAACATAAAACTACCAACATGAGGAAAACAAAGCCCTCAAATCGGCTAAAAAAATTTTGGGATTCTCAACCACAATCGCACTAACATATTGTATACTATAGTTAAAGTAAAGGAACATAAGCCAAGGAGGACCCCATGAGCACCAAGAAGCAGGCCAACACAATCTACCGCGCGTACAAGCAAGGCCAGCTCACCCTTCCCAAGGGCTTCGCAAACAAGATGTACAAGGTAGTCGGGATGAGCGACTACGAGCTTCGCCACTGCTACGAAATCAAGGGCGCTTCCAGCATCTCGCACATGACCACGGTGGCAGCTTGGTACATCTGGGACGGGCGCACGGACCTCGCGCAGGCCATCATCGACGGCAAGACCGTGGAGGAGACTACGGTCACCGAGGTTGTCAGGGAGTTCGAGGTCACACAGGACGTTCTGGACAACCCAGAGGCCTACGGAATCGGAGAGATTGAGGCCATGTTCTACGAACTCGGGGACACCTACCGTGATGAGAGAAACTACATCGAGTACGTAATCCGCTAGGAAAGGCCCAGCGAGTGGGAAGCCTCCACAACACGGAAGTTTAGGGATTATTCACTCATGGACAGCAAAACCCCGCCCTTGAGAGCACTTCTATTCACGAATCACCGAGAAACGGCTGAATTTATGCAGAGGAGAAAGAACCATGTATGGAATTTTCTGGATTCAGGGCGGATGCGTCGTGGTCGAGAACGGCATCGTTGACGCCATCTGCGCATACGAGGGTGCAGAGGACGCGGCGGACGCGTTCTGCATGAGGCACGGACTCGAAATCCACGCGTACCACATGGTGTGCGGATGGGACGAGGCCGAAGATAAGCTTGAAGACTGGAGAGAGAGCCTGCCAGCGTTCATGAGTTGACGGAAGGGAGAAGTCATGAGGGCATACTACTTAAACAGCAAGACCGACGAGCACGGGCCAATCGAGGTAGAGCCGAGCCTCAATGAGTACCACAGGCTCATCGGTTGCGATTGCATAACCGTAGTCACGAGGGAGGTGAGCGGACACCCGTTCGACATCGTTCTGGATGACGATGGACTTCTCAAGCCGAACAGGACATCGGCATTCAGTGTCGAGGCCGACGTGTTCGGCACTCAGGAGAAGCTTGTTGGAAACCTGCCCATATTCGGCAGCGAGGAGGAGGACTTCCGCTCGCTCAGTGACGATGAGGTTCTAACCATTCAACGAAGGATGATATACAGCGTCTCTACCGATGTCATCGGGCATCCGACGTTCCTGTATACGAGGTGATGGGCATGAATGCAAATGACTACTTCCGTGGAGTCAGCAACGACGGAATCGAGACCGACGAACTCGCTGAGCTGATAGCAGACGGCAAGCTGGACATGAGGCTGGAAGAGATGGACAGCCATTGGGATGAGGTCATGAGGCTGGCAGAGAGGTATGGCTTCATAAGCCAAGCGTATGGTGGAGCCGCGATAGTCACTACCAACCATGCGTACCTAGAGGCCAACGGGCCGAAGAGGCTTGCAAGAAGGCTCAGGATGAACGACGTCGAGCTGTGAGAAAGTCCCCTCGATGCTATACTCATTCGGTAGGATACGGCATCTGGGGGATACATGGCTACCATACCGACATACGACGACATGCTGAGGACGGTGGGTGACGGAGACCCAACCGAGTTCGTGATGGCATGCATTCAGGCTTACAAGAACTCAGACGAGTACAAGACTGCGGTTCTGGCGGACGAGTATGACCACCAGCGCAACAGAACGATACTTGAGTACACCAAGACCCTGTATACCATGAGCGGTGTGCAGACGGAGGACTTCACCGCCTCGAACAACAGGCTGTGCAGCAACTTCTTCAACAGACTGAACACGCAGAGGTGCCTGTACTCGCTGGGCAAGGGCGTGTCGTTCGTTGGCGTCGGGGAGGGAGGGGCCGACACGACGAAGGAGGCCCTTGGGAAGCACTTCGACCACGACATAAAGGAGGCGGGGTACTATGCCCTGATTCACGGGCGCTCACACCTGTTCTGGGACGTGGACAGGGTGCATGTGTTCAAGGCGACCGAGTTCGTGCCGCTCTTGGACGAGAGCACGGGAGAGCTGAGGGCTGGCATAAGGTTCTGGCAGCTCGATGACGCCAAGCCGCTCGTGGCCGTACTTTACGAGGAGGACGGGTTCACCAAGTTCGAGACTGGCGACGATGGGCTGAGGGAGACTCAGGCGAAGAGGGCATACAAGACAACGTACCAGACCGTGCCGTATGACGGCGAGGTCGAGGTCGTTGACGAGGAGAACTACACTTCGCTCCCGATAGTGACCATGTACGGGTCGAGGCTCAAGCAGTCCACGCTCGTCGGCATGAGGTCTGCGATAGACGCGTACGACCTCGTCAGGTCCGGCTTCGCGAACGACATGACCGACTGCGCGGAGATATACTGGATTGTCAACAACGCGGGAGGCATGGACGACTCGGACCTCATGAGGTTCAGGGACCGCCTCAAGCTACAGCACATAGCCACCGTGGACGGCTCTGACGGGGCTGGCGTGACGCCGTACACGCAGGACATCCCGTATCAGGCGAGGAGCCAGTTCCTCACGGAGATACGCAACGGCATATACGAGGACTTCGGCGCACTGGACGTCCACACCGTCGCGGCTGGCGCCACCAACGACCACATCGACGCGGCATACCAGCCCATGGACGAGAACGCGGATGACTTCGAGAGCTGGGTCGGGGAGGCCATAGTCAAGCTACTCGCGCTAATCGGCATAGAGGACGAGCCTGTGTTCAGCAGGACGCGGATATCCAACCAGTCCGAGCAGGTGCAGATGGTCGTTCAGGAGTCCACGTGGCTTGACAGGGAGACCATCCTCAGGAAGCTCCCGAACATAACTCCCGAGGAGGTTCAGGCGATTCTGGAACGCAGTGACGAGGAGGACATGGCGAGGTTCGCGGCGATTCAGGCCATACAGGAGACGGAGACTCAGGATGAAGATGGAGAGGGACGTTCCGACGCTACCGATGCCGGAGGTAAGGCTGTACCACTCTCGTAGGAAGTGCGAGAGGTTTCTGGGGAGGCATGGCGTCCCGTTCGAGCCGAGCGAGTGCGCGGACGCGCAGACTTGGACGTTCGAGGACGGCGGGCGTTCGTATGCCGTCGTGCTCTTCGACTGCGACCCGAGCATCGACTACTGGGACGACATGGGAATGCTCGCACACGAGGCGACGCACGTCGCGCTCTACGCACTCAGGGCGATAGGGGATGACGAGCCAGCCGAGGAGGAGATGTGCTACGTCGTTCAGGCCGTCACGTCTTGGTTGTGCGAGGCGCACTTCAGCTGGAAGGAGAGGCGGCTTCGCGGCAAGAAGCCAGACGCGGGAGCCTATCTGGTATAATGTTCACGTGGCAACCGGGTTCGACTCCCGGCTCGCAGACATTGCGTGGTCAGGATGGCTTGCCACGTTCCTCCCCAGTGGGAGGCGGCAGAGCTTGGAACTGCCCGATACCAACAAGCCCTCTTGGCGGCACGTGGCAACGCCATGGAGCAAGGGAAGGGGCCCGAGTTGCTTAACTTGCTTTTCTCCGTCACGATAGCCACCGTACTGACCGCTCTTGCGATAGGGAGCTTCCGTGACTGACATCGGCCATGAGTGGACTGACGATAGGATAGACGAGCTTGAGGTCCGCATGCGCGAGATGTACTCACGCGCAGCCAACGAGATGCAGGACAGGCTCGACACGTGGATGGCTGACTACGAGAAGCAGCGCATCGCTTGGGATAAGGCCGTCAAGGCAGGCGTGAAGACCAAGGCCGAGTACGACGCTTGGCTCAGCGACAGGTCCAAGGAGCGCACGTGGCAGGAGGGAATGGTCAGGGAGCTTTCCATAGACGCCGTGAACGCGGACATACGCGCGAGGCAGATGATTAACGACGAGATACCGTCAATCATAGCCGAGAACGCGAACATTATGGGCTACCAGATAGACCGACTC